AGAAAAAAACTTTTAGCAAAAGGAAAGCTTAGAGATCCTTTCGAAATATGGGTAGATCATCATAATCATAAATTAGAAATCATTAGAACTTGTAGTAGTTTAATTGGTGCAATTGTCTCCTCAATTGTTATGTTAAAAGTGTTTGGGATTTTATGATTTTTAAAAAAATACTAAATTTTCTAGATAAAAGTGAACAACTTTGTCCTAAATATGGAAGTTTATATAAACTAAAAAATGAACCACTACCATTTAGATATATATTTGTTTATGGAGATGACAAAAAAGGAATACATAGATTCAAACACCATCAATTAAAAGAATATATATTCTATGATTTCTCTCAAGTAGAAAGAGAAGCTAATCCAGAAGAAATTAGATTATATAATATTATAAAGGATTACATAGATGAACTTGCCAGAAAAGAAAATAACTCTTACTATAATTAATGGTTCCATTGGTGGGAAAAATGGAAATACTGGATCTCTTATTAAGAAAATAAGAAAAAAAATTAATAAAATAGATCCAAATATAGCAATTAAAATTTTACATCTTCATAAAGATTTCTATTGGCCTAAAGTTAGGCATATTATTAGAGAGAGTGATGCTCTTATTTTTTGCACAGGAACATATTGGGATAGTTGGGGTTCTAATATGCAACAACTTTTCGAAAAGATGACCGAAATTGAGGGTAAAAAACATCTTCTTGGTAAGCCAGCTGGAGTAATTGTAACAATGCATTCGGTAGGAGGAAAAGAAGTTGCTTCTAGGATGCAAGGAGTTCTCTGTTCTATGGGGTGTGTTCTTCCTCCCTTTTCTGCTTTTGCATATAGTTACGCAGATCATATTGCTCACCAATCAAGATATCTTGGAAAAAAACTTTTAGATGATGTTTGGCATATCGAAGATCTTCATGCATTTCTTTCTAATATTATTGCTTATTCTAAAGGAGAAAAAGATTGGAAAGTCTGGGACTATCTTGACACGGAAACATATAATCCTACATCTGTTTGGCTTAAATAATGAATAATGATATAAAAATAAAAGATGAAGATGGAAACTTTATTGATATTATTCATGTCGAAAGAAATGAGCAAGATCAAGCTAAAAAATATATTCATAAAAATGATATTGTTTTAGAGTTGGGTGCGAGATATGGTTCTGTATCTTGCGTAATAAATTCTAAACTTGATAATAAATATAATCAAGTAGTTGTCGAACCAGATGAAAAAGTTTGGGTAGCTTTAGAAAATAATAAAAAATTAAATCATAGTGGATTTCATATCGTAAAGGGCTTTATAAGCAAAAAAAAGTTTAATTTAAAATCAAATGGATATGCGACTACTAGCGTAGAAGATACTAAGTCAGAAATACCACATTTTGATTTGGATGATATTAGAAAAAAATATAATCTAGAATTTAACGTTCTTATAGTGGATTGTGAAGGATGCTTAGAAACTTTTTTATTTGAAAATTTAAATCTATTAGATAGATTAAGGATGGTTATATTCGAGGCGGATGGAAGATGCGATTATAAAAAAATAAAAAAAACTCTAGCTAAAAAAGGTTTTAAAAAAATTTTTGAAGGTCATCAAAACCTATGGCTGAAGGGTAATAGTTTATTTGAAGATAAACCAATAGAGATTAGGCAAAATCCATTAAAGAATAAATATTAAAATGATTTCAGTAATTTTAGCATCAATGAACCGAACATCTAGAGTAGCTCAAATTCTCGAATCTTGGGCAAGGCAAGAAATTATTGGGGAAATAGTAATTTGTGATTGGAGCTCGAAAGAAGAACTAATAAATAATTCGCAAATACAAGAAATAATTACAAAATATAATAAAATTAAAATTATTAGAATTGACAATCAAGAAACTTTTAGTATGACAAAAGCATATAATTTATCATATAAATTTACAGATACTAAATTTAAATTTTTATTAAAAATAGACGCAGATTATTTGCTGAAAGATAAGTCAATTTTTGATATTTTATTTTCATATAATATGGACAAAAGTTTTTTTGGTGGACATAGCGAAACTCAAGATGGATGGCTTGTTTATTATGGATTCTTTTTTATAAAGAAAAAATATTATCCTACTTTCAATGAAAATCTTTTGGATACATATGGTAAAGATGATCTAGAATTATACTCTAGAATAAATAGAATATATAAATTAAAAATAAAACAAATAGATGTTTCAAAATATATATATCATATACCACATGATAGAGATATTAGATATGAAAATTATAATGTTAAAGGGCAAATATCTCGCAAAGATTTCTTAAAAAAGAAATTTATTAAATGGTATCCTCAAGAATATAAAATAGTAGAACAAACACAACAATACATAAAAGTAGAAAAAAAGGAAAGAGACGCAAATACTCCTGACAATTATTCAATATTAGAATATAATAAATCAACTTTTTATGAACCTGCAACAATTTTTCAGAATCCACCACTTAATAAGTATTGATTTTTAATAAAATATAAACTATAATATATATTATATTTGCTAACTAGATTATGCCAAATAAAAGGAACGATGGCTGAGTGGTCTAAAGCAGAAGTTTACTAAACTTCCGATGGTTTAATATCATCCGTAGGTTCGAATCCTACTCGTTCCAATTTGCTAACGAAAAAATGCCAAATATGAACGAAATTTTTGCAAATAAGGCAAATTTTTTATATAATCAAAATATCTAATTTACGAACTAAAAAATGCCAAATATGAACAAAAAAACGCCAAATAAGCAAGCTGGAAAAGGTGACTCACCTCGAAATTGTTTCTCTCATAGTTTTAAACAAAACTATGATAGTATAAAATGGTCAGAGAATAACAATAAGTCATTGATTAAAAAAGAATTAAAAAAACCAAACGGCTCATCCACATATATTTACAAATAATTTTTACTCTCTTGACTATATTTACAGAGTATAGTAAGATCAAAGTATGAATCGAAAAGGAGTTTGTTGTATTGTATTAAGTCTAACTGAACAAGATAACCCTATCAAGTTCAATACTATGACTTATGCTCGTTTCTCTACTATGTCTAGATCAGAAGCATTATCTACGCTTTCTTCTAGAATATTAAACAATATGACTACTACTTATCAATACATAAAATATTGTGCAGATCATAATCATACTTATAGAATTTCTTCTGATCTATTTCCTCTTATTACTTATGACAAAGCAAATGTAAGGCTAGAAGATTTACCAGACTATCATAAAATATTAGTATCATTTGATAGTATGAAACATCTTATTCAATCTAGGAATGTTAGAGTGTCTTGCCATCCTAGTGAATTTAATGTTCTTGCAAGTGATAATGATAATGCAGTAACTAAAACAATCAAAGAATTAAATCACTATGGTTGGTTTATGACTCAAATTGGTTGTCCACTTAACTATGATTCTCCTATGAATATGCACATACATAATTCTAAAGGTGATTTAAATAATATAGTAAAGAAGTTTATGAGCAACTTTGAAAAGCTATCAGATGATGTTAAGTCTAGGTTAGTTATTGAGAATGACGATAAAGATACTTGTTGGTCAGTCAAAAAACTTATGAAGTATTTTCATTCTGTATCTAATATTCCTATTACTTTTGATTATCTTCATCACAAATGTCATCCAGATAATCTATCAGAGGAACAAGCATTTCATCTTGCACGAATTACTTGGGGCAATCATACTCCATTATTCCATTATTCAGAAAGTATTGATGGTCATAAAAATCCACGCAAACACGCCGATTATGCAACTCGTTTGCCAGATACATACGGACATAATGTAGATGTAGATTTTGAATTAAAAATGAAAGAGAAATCTTTCGCAAGACTATGAAAGAAAGACCATTAAAAAGATTTTTTCCAAATGGAAAAGAAGATATTGACAAATACTTTATAGTTGATGAAGAAAACCAAAAGATTTGGAATCGTAAAACAGGAAACGAATTGAAATTTAGCCCGAATAAAGATAATTATCCAAGATTAAGATTTAGGATAGGCAAACAAAACATTTACATTAAAGCTCATTTATTTTTTTGGTATTATAAATATGGCGATTTGCCACCTAAATTAGATCATAGAAATAGAGATGGTCAAAATTATAATTTAGAAAATTTAAGACCAGCAACAAATAGGCAAAACTCTATAAATTCTGTTTATACAAAAAAAGTAAATACTCATTTACCAGCAAATATATATAAAGTAAAAAATAAAAATACTCTTTTTGTAAAGATTGCTGGACAATATATAGGATGTTCAACTTCTCTAGAAGAAGCAATAAAAATTAGAAATGAAGGTTATAAAAAGGTATATTCAGAAGAAGAAATTAAATTTCTACCCAAGGACAGACTAAATGATAATTAATTTGACAAAAGAAGAAGTTTCTTTCGCTAAAAAATTAGCAAAGAAAAGACATAATGCAAAAAATACTTTCATTCGTAATCGTGGTATTCTTATGCGAGAGGGTTCGGTTTATGATCCTCATACGATAGGATTAATTGGAGAAATGGCTTACGCTAAATTTACTGGCGAAAAGATTGATGAGGAAATTTATGCTATCAGAGATAAAGGACAAGACTTTAATAAAGTAGAAGTTAAAACTATTACATATTTTGGAGATGGCGAACCAGAATTAAAAATTAAACAAAAAGAATTTGAAACAAAAAATCCAGAAACATATATTCTTGCTAGGGTAGATAAAAAGAAGTTGTCATCGGTAGAATTATTAGGTAGTATATCAAGAAAGAATTTTGATGAAAATAAAATTGCTAAAAGGTATGGG